ATTCGATGCCAGTCAACGCAAACTCTACCAGACTATTATAGTCGATGTTCAGAGGAACATCAAGTACCTTGTACTCAGAACCACCCTTAGCTTTCCAGTACTGAGGGCACTCACCTTCACCATCCCAATCATGGGCACCGTAGTTTTCGAAAACTTGAGTAGAGATAACGAGCATCATGATGTTTGTTCCTTATACCTTAATGATAACCAACACTGCTATTATACTGACACACTAAGTGCGTGTCAATAGGTGGTGAATATTTATTTACACCAGATCCAATTGAACTTCGAACTCTTTGCAGGTTCGGCAGAAGCCAGTGGGAACCACACCACCAGCATCCTTTTCAAGCTTACGCAATTGAGCCAGGAAGCACAGAGCCTCATACGCAGCCTCGCTGGCACCAGTCGTCGCAAAGTTGAAGACCATGTCCTTGACAGTCATGTAAAGACCGACAGTGGTGCCACCCTTGCGCAGGATGATACGCATTTTTTGGGAATTCTTGAAGCCGGGCATGTAGGTTTTGGTACGCATTTCAGTTCCTTTTCAATCTCTAAGACTCTATAATAGCAGGAGTGGCTAGGGTGTCAACAACTATTTTTGGAGTTGTTGTTTTTCTGCAACAGCTTACATAGCACCAGTCCAACGGACATTCTGGAAAGTCCGAGCCATCGTGTTGCCACGGGCGAAATTTCGTGCAGGAGCAGCCCAACTAGCAGCCTTCAGAATGTCACCCTTGGTGAACTTGCCCATGTCACGCAGGCAAACGAAGGAGTGGACTCTACGCTGCCCACCGCGGCGGTTGGAAACAATCTTCGCATACCGCGAACCGACTTCAACCGTCAGACCACCGCAGAAGTCGGCAATCATTTCCTGACCAACCTCACAGGGATGGCGATTCTGCCAGTTGGTGTAGTCAGCCTTGATGGCTTCCAGATACTCATTCATACCGTCAACGATTTCGTACATTTCAGTTCCTTTTCAATCTCTAAGACTCTATAGTAGCAGGTTCAGGTGGCCCGTCAACACTTTTTTCAACTATTTTTCGGTTTGTTGCAGAAAAGCAACGGTCTAGGACGGTCTACCGGCGGGTCTAGGAGCCCAGGGAATAGGAGAGTACGTGGAGACGTAAAAAAACCGCCTGGAGAGCGGTTTTGGGTGTCTGGAAAAGACTCTTAGGAGGCGAATCCTACGCTCCGGACCGATTCAATCCTGAAGGAACGCCAGTCCTGACTGTCAATATCATATACTGAAATTGTAGATTCACTTTTTTTCCTTACAGTATCTGTCTTTGAAACATACTCTGGCACATCTTTTAGAGTACAGTTCATTTCACGAATAGTACCATCTTTCTTTTCAAAACTTACAGATACCTTTTCAGTAGACTTAAGTACTTCATAAATCCACAATGCAAACTCAGCTTTATCAGATTCAGACAAAACTTTGATATCCAAATTAGTAATAACCATACTATTATATCCTATTCAATTAATCACGCATATCAGTATACATTGCTTCCAGAGTTTTTGCCACTTCCTTAGGAGTAGCATCACAACGAAGGCACACATAATCAACAATCGATTGGGCAGTAAGGCTATAGCCCCACGCTTCTAGAATCAATTGAGTAACTTCACTTTCTAGTTCGGATGTCATTTTAAAACATTACTGATACATAATCTCGGGCATATGCACGATCTTCGGCATATTGAATATCGCCATCATCCATCAAGTCGTCCAACACATCAACGATTCGGTCGTCGGACATCATTTCCTTAGTAATCTCGCGCTTGGGTGCCTTGACTGCCTTAGGAGTCTTAGGAGCCTTGGGAACAACAACCTTAGGCGTCTTGGGTGTCTTAGGCACCACAGTCTTAGGAGCTTTCGGTGCCTTAGGAGCCACAGCCTTGGGAGTCTTTGTCGCCTTACTCTCGGGCAGTCCATTGCCCAAGTCAGTCATCTGGTACGCAATCACTTTGCGACCATCACGGACAGGAGCAATGCTAGCGCCGTAGTCGATCTTGGCGTAAAGCACGTAGGCAGACAGCTTATAGGGCAGAACACCTTCGATAGCCAACAGACTCTCAACGGACACAGGAACGTTAAGACCAGCAGTGACCAGGGCATTGTAGACTTTAGCTTGGTGAGACAGTTTGGACATGTTTTTTTCCTCAATCAAAAATTAATTTACAGACACATTATATAGTGGGAACCGTGCTATGTCAAGCAGAGTCCCAACGAAAAGTTCCCGAGCAGTCATCAGACCCCGGAATCGTCAGCATCATTGCAGTAATTTCCTGCTCACGGAGTTCGTCCAGGTATGCAATGACTTGAGCCTCGACATCATCTTGCCGAAGTTCGTCTAGGAGAATTTCAACCACACTCCGAAAACCGAAGCCAAATTCATTAGTCATATCAAAGCCCTTTATCAATCAGTGGAACAACGTCTATAATAGCAGGTTCTGAGCCAACGTCAACACCTTTTTTGAAGGGTGTTGTAAAAAAGTCACACCATCAGCATGTCCTGAATCACGAACTTGGCTTCAGGTGTAGACTTGCAGCGTTCACCGTTCACGGTAATTTTCCGATTGTTCACAATCTTGACGCTGAATTGACCAGCGGTGACTGTCCAGAACTCATCCGTTTTGACACGGACTGGAACCTGACCAGTAGCAAAAAACAACGTATCGTAGATTTCATCATACGCAAGTTTTCGCAGGAATTGCATGTTAGCAGCCATATGATTAGGCTACCACGAAAGGTTTGTCCCAGCGACCGATGTTCACGTATGCGTAATACGCAGTATCAAAATAGTCCGTCATGGAGTCGGAATTGTCGTAGTAGTCAGCCGAATACATAGCCTTCACGATCTTGGACATCAATTCCAAAGCTTCGCCGGAGTAATGGCTCTTGAAGTGATATTCGTTCACCTGCCCATAGCCACTGGTGTTCGGAGTGAACCCACGCTCAACTTGGTAGAAGTCCTTGCTGCAAGTTTCATTGCCGTTTGCAATGAAGTCCACAGGAGCAGACTTGATGGTGCAGGTGATGGACGAACTGTCACACCGAAGGCTGAACTTCACACCACTGCCCTTGAGAGCCTTGTCCAGGTTCGCTTTGATCTTCGCCTTGCGCTCTTGGTTCATGTAAGCCATTTCAGTTCCTTTTCAATGTCTAAGACTCTATAATAGCAGGTTCCGAACGAACGTCAACACTTTTTTTGGAAGGTGTTGTTTTTGCGCAACCGTTCTAAAAGCAAAAAGGAGCAAAAGTGATAAAACTTTTGCTCCTTTCGGGTCGATGAATCTAAATTTTACTTATTATTTACATTCACATTAGCCTTAACTGCGCCAGCTAGAATCATAGCAGCAAGCCATTGATAGAATCCATATTCAATAGTCAGTCCGAATAGAGTATTGACAGCCCAAATCAACGCAAGCGGACCAATAATAATAAGGCAAACTGCCAAAAAAATCAAAAAGATAGCTGTAGTCGTATTCATAATATATCCTCAATAATATTTAATTGTTACAATAATCATCTTCATCAAAATCTTCATCGTGAAGATTTTTGATATTAATATTCTTAATTCGTTCTTTGAATCTCAATTTATCTTTTGACGATTCTCTAATTGGAGACGGCTTCTTATTGGGCTTATCTTCATCCGCATAAAACTCACGAAAACCCTGGAAACTCTTTTTATCTTTATTAGTCTTAGACATATGTTACTCGGCAACTTCTCCGTTGAAAATTTGAGGCATTGCTTCCATGACGATTTTCTTGGTGATGCCTTTATAGGTTAACTTCTTATCTTTGATCATAACAACAAGTTTTGCTTCCTCAGGAGAAACAGATTCTAATAGTTCAATGAAAATTGTTTCACGTTTAAGTGGAGTGATATTAAATCCCTTCACGAAATACTTAAACTTACGCAACTCTTTTGGTAGACGATTGTATCCCCAGTTTTCAGGCATTTCCATAGGTCTATATGGAGGAATTCCTGGCGGCAGATCAAATTGAATTGCATTGTGATATGTCAACATCAACGCTTCTTGTAGTGCTGGTTTAAGGTTTCCAATCTCCCTTAGCGCATCGACTCGCTTTGATGCAGGTAGTTCCGAAATATGCTGAAGCAATTCGGGTAATGTTGACTTAGTAATGTCCATTGGCATTTTAAAATTCCTGTAAGTATAAATAAGATTGTGGGTTAATTAAAATTAAAGGATCGTACATGTTCATAGATAACAAATATAAAAAGTGGTATTTTACAATCATAAATCGAGCCTTTAAAAGAAGTCTAACTATATATGAAAAGCATCATATCATACCCAGATCATTGGGCGGTAGCAATGAAAAATTAAACATAGTTAAACTTTCGCCCAGAGAGCATATTATATGTCATAGACTTCTTACTAAAATGACCGAAGGTGAATATCTTATTAAAATGAGATATGCATTTTGGGGTATGTCTGGAAACAATATACATTGTAATAGAAATCTTTCGTCTAAACAGTATGAATACGCTAGAATTTGTATTCAAAAAAATCTTAAGAATAAAACATATGAAGAGCGATATGGGAAAAAACATGCTGAACAAATAAGAAAAAAACAAAGTGATTCTGCAAAAGGAATTTCTAAGCCTTGGGCAGGATCAAATGGTCTGCATCCAAAAACTGGAGAAAATAGACACGCTAAAGTTTGGCATATAACTACTCCAGATGGAATTGAAGTTCGTCTTATAGGCGCAGAATTTACTAAATTTTGTAATGACCATAATCTATCAAAGGGTAATTTTAGTACTTATGGAAAAACTAAAGGATATACTGCAACATGTTTAGGACTCGCATCAGAATTCTTGAATACAGTTCATCAAAAGCTTCATGCGATTGTTGATAAAATATGTTAAAAGTTTCTCACGACCTTTTTTAGGGGTACCATTGTATGTATTCAATATGTTTTGCTGATATTCAGCTGGTACTTTGCTTAGATCGATCAGAGATTCATTTCTCTTGTACCTTCTAAGCATGTCGCTATCACAAAAAACTTGTGGTTCTTCTTTTAGCCATATATTTAGCTTTTTCTCAGTTACTGCTTTTTGGCGCACACCAGCGACAATCGCATCATCTTCAGACAGGAAATTAGGAATACCGTCACCAGTATCACCTTTGATGATATGCAACTTTAGAAACTCTTCTGCATCATCAGTCTTGAGGAATTTCTTAGCCATAGGGCTATACTGTTCAACGTTAGTGTACTTTTGCAATTGCATAAAGTCTTTATCACTAGACAGAATCAGGATCTTTTCTGTTGCACTATTATTCAGTTGTGCACCATACTTATGGCAAAGTGTGCCAATGATGTCGTCCGCTTCCATCTTATCGACGTGCATCACACGATACGGAGAATACTCTTTCAATTCTTCACGGATCTTGTTCAACGTTTGGAAGATTAGATTCCAATCGAAAGGCGATTCCTCTCGGGCTTTCTTTCGTCCAGCTTTGTAGTACGGAAAAACATCCTTGCGCCAGTAATTCGTAGAGTCTGCACAGATGATAATCTCACCGTACTTCGCTTTGAATTTCACATTGTATCCACGGATGCTATTCAGCACCATGTGACGAATCATATTTTCGTCAATGCCTTTGAGTACATCAGGCTGCATCATGAGGTTTGAAATCATGACTTGGTTCAGGTCAATTAGAATCATTTTGTATGAGGGTATGGATTAAGTTGCTTTGAGAATGATTGTATCAGAATTAATGCGTCCAGTCAACGCACATTCTTTGGTTTTAAGCTCTGGCAGAATCTTTTTCAGCTTAACTTTGCCAGCTTCTAGGACTTCTTTGATAACGACTTCAGGCTTACGGAGACGCTTTCCGATAGATGTTGCACTATCAAAATTCTGAAGTGTAGTGCCTTTCATGCTAAAGCCCTTTGCATTTTCGGCATTGTACACACCAAGGAGTTTCGTCTTCGTGTTGTATGTCCACACTTGTGTCGCACCGATCAACTTGTCCGGAGTGATACTCTTAAGCTTCAACTCGGTGCACTCTTTTTGATACTGCACCTTTGCGACAAGAATAGCAGCAGGCTTTTCTTTCGTCACACGCTTTTTACGGGCAGGTTTACTCACTACTGCGACATTATTTGTTGCAGTCACAATAGAATCCATGAATTCGCGCAGCCGGCGCAACTCAACTTTGCTGAAATTCGAATAGCCTTCGACTAGCTGTTTATCTTTGCCGGCAATAGCTTCATTGATTTCCTTACTATGATCAACGAAATTGTCGCACACCTTCTTGAGTACTACAGAACTCAGCTTGAGGTTCTTAACATAACTTTCGATGTCAATCGTAGTCTTACACTGACTCGCAATAAAATCGTCAATCAAGCCTTCAATCTCTCCCGAGACTTCACTAGCCTTTTCACGAATACGATCTTGAATGTTCACTACAGGAGCAAGAGCAACAACTACCGGCACAACGGTTAGAGGCTCAGCCTTTGCTTCAGCAACCAAAAGCTTTTTGTAGCCATCACAGAAAAACTTCTTAGTCTTATCGTTAGGAATGAATCCCATGCACATCATTCGTGCAACCCATCCAACTTGCAACGACACCTTAGCATCGGACATGCCTTTAATTGTCGCGACTTCATCCTTAGGACGATTCACCTTCTTCACGTATTCAAGAAGGAATTCCTTAGCATCCTTTCGGGTGCAATTGTAGTTGTACCAGCTCAGTGCCTTGATCATAGGACCAATGCCGTCATGCACAGTGCCGGCAATCCACACAGGCTCGGTGCCATGCATGTTGTCGATGGGTGTAATCTTTTTCATGGTTTGATTGACATGGAAGTCATAATTTGAACAACCAGTATAGCTGGCTTCTCAGCACCTGTCAATAGGTGCTGTTGTTTTATCGCAACATATTTAGTTAAATATGTTTTGATTATAAATATATGTATTATAACAGATAGGAGATGATTATGGCAGCATCAGAAGGCGTAGACCTGGAATGGGCAATTGCAGAAATGATTCAGATTAAGAATAATAAAATCAAAAAACTTACTCGACCATACTCTACTAATATTATGGATCAAGCTAAAAAGTGTGTCGATCACATTTATAAATTTGCGGGCACTAAAAAGGTAGATGCTTGGCATTCAGATGATTCATCAAATCCATTTGGTATTGCAATATCAGCAAAGCCTGAACCTAAAACAGACTTGGTATTAAAAATTGGAACAAAAGTATATTCCGTGTCCGTTAAGATGGCAGGTGGCGTTCAACTTGCATCGGGACAGGGAACATCAACCGCAGAATTATTTGAATCTGCGGCTAAAGCAGTTCCTGGTGCAATGAAGAGTAAAATTCTACTATCAATAATTAAAGAATTAAAAGCTATGCCCACACGACTTTTATCAGAGTCTAATAAAAAAAGAATTCTTGAAGAATCCTCTGAAAAGGTTATTAATGAGTTTATCAAGGGCGGAAAGATTATCAAAGATAAAAGTTATGAACTTTGGATGAAAGAGAATAAAGAGTTCCTAATGGAATCTCTACTCAAATACATTGAGTCCGATAAAGAATACGCTACAGCACTACTTTATGAAGCAATGACTGGCGAATTATCTTTGAAGCAATATCGCGGTGCAGTTGCAGATAGTATTATCAGTCCAAAAGGATTCTACATTATCGATAAAGCATATGTTGAAAGCATTAAAAGCAAAGTTAAGTTTGACGTTCGAGGTAAGTCCAGAAGCGGTATTACTGGACTTGCATTCAGAATTGACTTGAAGCCTTAATATCAGTCCCAAAGGCCTTCATAGTACTTGCCAAACAGTCGGTATCCATTGCGATTACGTTTCATATGCTCGCCCAAGGCTTTATAGTCACACTCATAGGTATGATTAGGACCATCTTCAAATGTGTATAGTGTAGGCTTACCGTCTGCATCCCAATCGCAAGGAACACTTTTCATATCGTGTTCACCCTTGCGATACTGGTCTTCCCAAGAATCATCCACTTTACATTCGAATGCTTGGATCATTTCATCCAGAATCCAATCCCAACGCTTCTGGTGATTGTCGTCAGTATCCCATTCATTCTTTTTTGGCGGCGCACTAGTAGACCGAAGAGACTCTGGCACATCTTCGTCGTCAGTAAATGGAGCACCGTGCTTATCTTTTTTAAGTTGCTTAAGCATAGGCAAAATAATATGAGCCAGAGTGCCGTCCATGTTCCATGTATCGTAGCGATCAATCTTCACATAACGAATTTCAGGATGAACAATGTCCAGAATTTTCTGAATTCCCTTACATACTGGATTCAGCATATCACTCAGCTTGTCGATGATAGGCTCACTATACACAATCTCTCGCCAAAAAAACACTTTCTCAAGGATAGTGTAAGGACTTAGCCAGTGGTTGCGGTATGCGCTTATGTAAACTTTCATGCTATTCTTCCGATTGATTTAGTCTAATGTGGTGCCCGTAGAGCCGATTGTACGCTTGCAGTATATTGATTGGAATTGATTCTTTACCAAACAAGTCTAGATGATCTTTAATCTCATTCGTTAGTGCGCGAGAAAACTTAATTTCATCAGTAGTGCCAATAGGATGGACTTCAAAATCATTGCTCATATTTGTATACGTGTGGATTAGGACGGATGCGAATTTCTTGACCAACTACAAAATGCTCTTTGTTTTCAAAGGGTTCATCATCGACTAGTGACCCAAATTCTTTTTCCATGTAGTATTTGCCCATAGCTTTGATCAATTGGTCCATAAGGCTATTAGAACCATTCGCATCATCTTCAGGAAAGAAACAGATTGGCGATCTGCCCCAAGTTCGATACTTCATTGCTTCATGAAAAATTTTACGGTGACGTTTGTTATTAGGATCAAACGTTTCGTACGGTCGACCGAACTGCTGAATTTTGCTCATTTTCAATAATATCTAAAATACGTTTAGCTTCACTACGGACATCTGCTGTTACAGAGTATCCGAATCCTTCTGGGTTTAAAATTTCTTTTAAGAAATTGATGACTTCAGAGTCTGCCACATCATTCATAGTCTTTTTCTTTGGTGAAGAATACTTTGACTTTTAGCTTTGTATCCCAGTTTTTTGCGTAACCATTATCCTCATCACAGATACTTAGAGCTTCTTCTTTAGTCACTACGCGGTGAGAAATGATTGTTTCATCCAAAGACTTTTGAGAAAACTCTTGTGCGTTCTCCATCGTAACTACATCTAACGCCCAATCAACCTTATCGGCGCCCGCGGGCACTTGCACCATATATCGAGTGCGGAATAGTTGAACAGCTTCTACCAAAACCCACTGCGATTCTTCTTTCTTTTTCATAGTCCAGCTCCCATCTTTGTTATCAATCCATTCAATCGTATCACCATGCTTCCATCCTTGAGATTCCATCATTCCTTCTGGAAGAGGCAACACCAACTCGCCAGTTTCTTCGTCATGCTCTAGAGCAATAGTCCAAGATTGTTTGTCCGTCATCAAAGTGTCCTCTAAGTTAGTCGATACGTAAGTATAGCACAACAGACGCGGAATGTCAACTGTCAGTGACTTCCCGTGCCCAATGAATTGTTTTCCAATCCTCAAGACATTCCTCAAACGAATAGGTAGCGTCTACGTGTTCTTTACCGTATTTTTCACACATTTTGCCATACCAGTATGGATAGTATTCTTTACGAATTTCATCTTCGGAAAGTGTCTCAACACAATCGTTGCCATCAAGATCCGGATACCAATAGGAATAATATCTCATGTTGCTGCCGTCAATTTATCTACTAGTGTTTGCATAGCGTTTTGGTATCCACGCTTTGAGCATGTTTCCATGAATGCGTGGTACCTGTCATTATACCAGTACGATGTCGGAATGTCAAACACATAGTCGATTGTTGTTTTTTCGTCAAAGAACAGCGGCACATTCCAAGCTCCATGAAATCCAAACGATTCTCCTGTCGGATTACACCACTCATGACTGAATTGGTTCGCCAAGTCTACTGGCGCATATTTGATGCCATAATTTTTGCTCAGATAGCTTTTGTATGCTTGACAGATAACGGAGTCTTCTGCCCCTGCATTGTTAGAGTTTTCATGAATACGGATCTGATAATCCTTCAATGCATCTAATAGCTTTGCGCTTCTTAGTGAGAATCCACCGTTGCCGACTTTCTCTGTAGGTTTGATCCAAGAGAACCGATCTGGCCATGGTGCGCCAATGTAATCGTAATTGTAGAAGTCATCATTCCATGCAGCACGATTAGCTGCTATGCCATCGTATTGAATGATTAGAGCAAACTCAGTTTTAATAAAAGGTGCTAGGCACTTCAAACAAAACAGATTATAGTCTTCAAGCGTAAACTCATCTTTGATTGAAAAGTACTGACCATAGTTAACGACACGTTTATTGCTAAACACCATAACATCTTCACAATCGACATTCTTAAGTGTAGACTCAATCGAATGTTCCATCAATCCATGATGTGTGTTGCCAATAATGACTGCTGTAATCTTTTTCATATTTTAGTGTGTGAGTATGATACGCCAACATCTACATTGTATTTGTTGAAGAATGTGGAAGTGGGATCAAACCATGACATACCCCATGCGCGAGTGTCTCCTGGCTTGTACGTTTGAATAGCTGCTGAATGAAACTCTTGTAATACAATGCGCTTATCAACTCCTGGATAGCAATTTGCAATATGCATAAGGCCTGAGTTGACTCCGATGTATCTTGCACTTTTCGCAATTATTTCAGCAGTTTCCCATAGCCCTAGTCCACGAAAATCTTTTGAATGCCCACCGAGAGGCTTATCATCTTTACCGCCAATTTGAATTAGCTCATATGTATCTGCATCATAGTTTTTAAGAATAGATGCGATGATTTCATCAGACATAACACGAGGAGAGTCTTCGCCGTGATTAGCTCTGAATGGTGCTTCGCCGTCTTTAGTTCTATCTGAACCTGTAGTGTGAACTACTACTCTATTAGGAATTCGCTTTACATCTTCATAGATATACAACCGAGGATGACGAAGCCGAACGTCATTAAAATTCATATTGACGCACATGTATTCCGTCTGCGAATTGTAGACATAAGACCTCATCATATCCTCATATGCTTTTCTTTGTTCTGGAATACGTGCATCAGGCATAATTACAATCTCATTTAGCCCACGCGCTTTGTTCTCTTCCATGAAAACAACGTATGGGTTATGTTTGAATGCCCAGATGCGCTTATCCGTAATGACACACTTTTTACCGGTGACATTAAAGATATTTTCTGGAAGTGAAGTAGTGCATACTTGATCACCTATTGCATGAAACAGAAAGGTCAATTTGTGCATAATAAAATTCCTTCTTAAACTGGTACGATTGGAGCTGGCTTCGGCTTTCTTACTCTAGGTTTTTTAACTGTCTCAGAAGTGCCGTTCTCTTTATTTAGAATCTTTTCTAGGCGAGATTTTACTTCATCGCCTTCCATCCAAATATCACGATTGTTCATTATAGACTTAATTTCATCATCCGTCAAGAAACCTTTGTATATTTTATTGATGATCTTTTCTGACCACTTGCGCTCTTTAATAAGCTGCTCATACATTTCACCACCTTTGCCGTATGTGCCGCCAGAGTAGTTATGAAACATAAACATACAATGCTCTGATATTTCAAACAAATCTGCTGATAAGAAAATCATAGTAGCTGCTGACATACACATTCCTTCTGCGGATGCGATGATAGTAGCTCTAGATTCTGTCATAGTTCTAATGAACTGAATAGTAGTGAATAGATCCCCACCTTCTGAATTGATATGCAGTTTAATAATATCAGTCTCTTCTGCATTTCTAATCATATCAAATATTTTTGTATAGGATGATGGCTCACCAATCATTCCAGACAAATATACTGTGTACATATTTCCGAGTGGTTTTGTAACATACGATAAAGAACCGTCGATAATGTCTAGAAGTGTATCTTCATTTGAATTTAGTTTTTTCATAATTTCTCCATGTTTTTGTATCCATACTTACAGATATAATACGAATCGATTATATCAGAAGAGGGATTCCATTGTTTTTCTGTCATATTGAACTCATGCTTCAACTTTAAATCAGATTCAAGCTCAAACGAATCCTGCATCTTTTGCTTATCTGAATTGCCTTTACCTGTAGCAAACTTTTTGATAACTGTAGGAGCAATGATCATTACTGGTATCTGAAACTGCCACAATTTATACTTAAATATGCCTGTGTTTTCTGCAATGTTGAAGACTCTACCTCTAGATCCCATTGAATATCCTTCAATGAAAACTCTTTCAACATCATTCAATAGAACAATGTCGATAAACTTAGAAGAGATATGATCATATCTCTCCATATCATTTTCGTATTCGAAATATTCACCAGTAATATTCTTAAATTTTACGTCATATTTTTTCAACTGTGTCAGAAAATTTAGTTTACAATTAGCAAAAGTGAATTCTGGAGTTTCTGTATCGAAAATGCAAATTGATGGTGATGTCATCGAATAATCGATGCCAGCAATTTTCATTCTCTATCTTTCCATTCTTCGTCATCTTCATCAAATACATCTTCAATAAGTTTATCCCATTCATCGGAATCATCTGTATAATCTAATGCATCAACTGATACTACATCTTCCAATTGTTCTCCGCAACATGCGCAAAATATTGGTACTGATTCTGTTCCTGTTTCAACGATTTCTATTTGGTATTCTGCACCACAAGAATCACACAAAATTTGATAGTTTGACATATATAGCTCCTTGGTAATAATACTGTCAGAACTATATATGCGGCATAGATTTTTAAGCCTTACCCCAAACGTCATCCCACTTGCCAGATAAAGCTCCCTTAGAGTAGTCTGTAACTCTATTTTCAAAGAAGTTGGTGTGAGTCGGCGCATTGATCATTTCTTCTACCCATGGCAAAGGATTCTTCTTGCGCTTAAAGGTGCCCTTCATACCAAGACTAATCAGGCGTCTATCTGTAATGTAACGGATGTACTCCTTAACATCTTCTTTCGTAAGATTCTGCATTGGTCCTAATTCAAATGCAAGATCAATAAACTTGTCTTCCAGTTGAACCATCTTCTCTGCGATAGTGTAGATGCGGCTCTTCAAGTTGTCATTCCAGATTTCACGATTTTCTTCAATGTAGGTACGAAATAGCTTAATCATTCCTTCTGTGTGCTGAGTTTCATCAACGATAGACCAAGTGATGATCTGTCCCATACCTTTCATCTTACCGTGGCGTGCGAAGTTAAGTAGCATGATAAACGAACTGAACAATTGCATACCTTCAGTAAATGCTGAGAAAACTGCAACGTCTGTAGCAATAGAAGTCGTGTCTTTTGTTCCATTTGAAAT